TAATGCAACCGAGTATGCCAACGTCATGCTCCTGTTGCTCAAAAACCAGCTCGTCACCGGCCGCTTGGTCAACGGCGAGTTCAAGGATCAAGTCTCCGATCAGAACGGCCTGACCATCAACGTCAAGCGTCCGCCCCGCTTCCTCGCGAAGTCCGGCGCGGCCCTGGCGGCTCAGGACATCGTGACTGGTTCCGAGCTGATCTCGGTCGATCAGTACAAGAACGTGCACGTCTCCGTGGGCGACCTGGAGTCTGCGCAGTCCTACAACGAGCTGATGAGGAACCAGACCATGCTCTCCGCCGCTTCCGAGCTGGCGCACGACGTGGACAAGTTCCTGACCGGCAAGTTCAAGGACTTCTTCTCCTGGGTCGGCGATCCTGGTGCGGTCATTGCGTCTCCGGCGCAATACCTGCCGGCGCACACCCGCCTCATGGAGCAGGCTGCGCCCAACCAGGACATCGCCGGCGTCCTTGCCTTCGGCGACGCCGAGGGCATCCGTGCCTCGCTGATCGGTGGCGACATCACCGGCGTGAACCGCACGGCCCTGGAGCGGACCCGTATCCCGCTGATCTCTGAGGTGGACTCCTACGCCACCCAGAACCTCTCGGCCGTCGTGACCGGCGACCGCACGGACGGCACCGTCGATGGCGGCAGCCAGGAAAGCAACTACCGCGATGTCAAAGACAACGCGCGTATGTCGCAAACCCTGGACGTGACGGGCTTGGGTGCCGCCGGCACCGTCGCGGCTGGCGAGGTGTTCACCATTGCTGGCGTGTTCGCGGTCAACCCTCGTACCCGCGAGATCGTGGAACCGTCCCGGCTCCAGCAGTTCACCGTCCTTGAGGCGGCCACGGCTGACGGCACCGGCGACGCGACCCTGACGATCTCTCCGGCGATCATCGTGGTCGGCTCCAACGACGGCACCTCGACCGACGCCAACACGGCGTTCGGCACGGTGAGCGCTGCTCCGGCCGACGGCGCTGCGGTTGTCTGGAAAGGCACTGCGGAGACCAGCTACCAGCAGCGTGCGGTGTTCCAACGCCAGGCGATCAGCCTCGTGTCGGCCCGTCTGCCCACGCCCTTCACCGGCGAAAGCTCCTTCGCGAGCGACCCGGCGACCGGCATCGGCATCCGCTACTGGAGGGGTTCGGACATCGCTACTGGCGCTCACATCCACCGTTGGGATATGATCTACGGCGGCGAGGTTATGGACAACTTCTTGGGCACCCGGATCAACGGCATCACGCCGTAAGTGTTGCCTTAACGGATGATCTAGGACATAATTGCGGCGGGGCTTCGGCTCCGCCGCTTTCACATCAAGGAGTGCCCTATGACTATCAATACAAATCGGCGTCCCAAGCGCCAGAAGAACAAGACCGAGTTCCCGAAGTGGCTCTACGACAAGGACGGCAACGGGAAGATTTACAACGCCGGCGACGACATCCCGAAGGGCCTCTTCGCGGACCTGAACGGGGAGAAGCCCTACACGCCCGCCGCCAATGCCAAGTCGCCGGCCAAAGACACTCCGCCGGAGAACCCGAACAAGGGCCTCGCCAAGAAACTCGGGCTCCAGAAGAAAGACCTTGTGGATTGGTGCTCCGAGAGCAAGATCGACTTCCCGGCCGACGCCACGGCCGATGATCTCGCTGCGATCTACCAGGCCGCCGTCGATGCTTCCGAAGAGGAAGACGACGCGGAAGACGAGGAATAGGTTATGCTGGCCAGCGAGATCATTGAGCAGGCGCTCCGGGAGAGCAACACGATCCCTCTTGGGCGCGCGCCTACGGACACGCAGAAGGCGGAGTCCCTGCCGCGGCTCAACAACTACATCGACGGCCTGTTTGGTACGAAGCTGGGTGAGTTCATCATGGACTGGCCTGTGCCCCCGCGTCAGACATCCCCGGTGAACGCTCGCTGGCCGCTCTCTCCTGCCGACACGAAGCTGCCGCGCAACGTGTGGCCTTACCTTCCCAACAACGTCAGGATCGTCAACTCGGTCGATTCCCCGACCACAATCTATCTGCCACGCAAGCCGAACGACGGCTCGCGGTTGGGCTTCGCTGACGTGGGCGCGACCGCCAATCTGACCATTAACGCGAACGGCCGCTTCATCGAGGGCGGCCCTTCCGTGATTCTGGCTGCGGCCAGCGACGCAACTGAATGGTTCTATCGCGCCGATCTGGGCTCTTGGCAGAAGCGCGCGCCGCTGACGCTGGACGACCCCAGCCCACTCCCCGTCGAGTTCGACGACCTGCTCATCACGGGCCTGGCGCTCCGCCTCGGTCCCCGCTACGGCCAAGAGCCGACGCGGGCGACGGCGCAGACCAACATGGCCATGGAGCGCCGGCTCAAGCAGCGTTACCACCAGATCATGCCGAAGTGGGGCCAATGGAACCCGCGTATGCTCTCTGAGCAGGCGCACGGCGAGAACAGCTACTCCGAGGGCGAAGGGAACCTGCTGCGCTAATGGAACCGGAAGTCGTCCCCCTCGGCCGCCAGGCTTACAACCGCACCTACGGGCGTATGCCCGAGGTGGAGGTGCTGAACCGCTTCTTCGAGGCTGACCCCTCGAACCTGGAGAACGGCGCAGCTCTCCTCACGCGCCCTGTGACGGCTGCGCTCTTGGCGGCGGGCGCTGGCCCGATCCGCAAGCTGTTCTCCGTGCCTGGCGCGTTTAACGGCGACCTGTTCATCGTCTCGGGCACCGGCCTGTTCCGTTGGGACGGCACGACGGTCTCAGTGATCTCTGGCGTCGTGGGCGGCGACGGGCAGCCCGAGATGGCCGTGGCGGTCGGTGCGGGCTATGAGCATCTGTTTATCGCGGACGGCCTCCTGCTCCAGCTCTACCGCGGCACATCGCACGCGACCGGCACACTGACCCTGACGCCCAACACGCCGCCTGACATCGCCACGCAGACGCTCCAGCTCGGCTCCACCTACTATCAGTGGGCCGCGTCCCTCACAGGCACGCCTGACGGCTCCTCGGGAGACCCGTTCCAGGTGCTCGTGGGCTCCGACGACGAGGACAGCCTGGAGAACATGCGCAAGGCGCTCAACAACACCGGCGTCGCGGGCACGGACTACTCCTCGACGATTAGCGGCCCGAACACGCAAGTCGAGGCTCTGTCATCGGACGCGACGACGCTGGAGCTGCGCGCGCGCGAGCGCGGCACCGCTGGCAACTCGATTGCGACGGTCGTGACCGGCTCGGACCTGGCGTTCGGCTCGGCGACACTGACCGGCGGCGGCTCCGACGTTCTCAACGGCATCTCGATCCCGAACGGTGCCGGCGCGTCATCGGTCGCGTCCCTGGATCAGTTTGTTGCGGTCGTGACAGCGAACAGCCAGCGTTGGTACTTCATCAAGCCTGCCGAGATCACGATTGAGCCCCTGGACTTCTACAACGCCGCTGAGGAGCCCGACGAGATTGTCGCCGTGCGCCAGGTCGGCGACGTGCTCCTGTTCTTCGGGCAGTTATCGGTGGAGACTTGGTATCTGACCGGCGACCTGAGCCCGACCGGCGACCCGCTGCTGCCGCTCAGCGGCGCTGCGTTCTCTATCGGCTGCGTGCCCGGCACCATCGTCAAGCTTAAAGATTTTGTAATGTTTGTCGGCACCGACAACATCGTGTATAGGATGACTGGTTCACCGGAGCCGTTAGCCAACAACGCGCTCTCCGAACGGATCAGGATCGCGCGCAGGTTCGAGAGGGAGAACACATAATGGCCGTACTTTTTATGGATGGCTTCGAGCACTACGGCGTAGGTGCTTCCTCTGAGGAAGCGCTGCTCGATAACGTGTACGCGGCCAAAGGCACCGAGGTCGCGGTATCCGCGGCAGAAGCTCGCACCGGCGACACCAGCCTTTTACTGGTGGCGACGAACGGGCAGTTTATCCGGCGCGTCTTCCCTGCTGCGGCGGGAGAGGTGTTTGTCGGCTTCGCGTTCTTCGCTGAGGCGCTTCCCGACTTCTCCGAGCGCGTCTCGATCTGCGATCTGCGAGACGCTGCGAACAACATCATGCTGAGCGTCGTGGTCCTGCCGACTGGCGCGATCTCCGTGCGCAACGGCGATCTCGGGTCTGCCGACGTGGCCGTCACCGCCGGCCCGGTGCTCGGCGCTGCTTCGTGGAACCATATCGAGGTCCGCGCCGTCGAAAGCACCGGCGTCGTCCAGGTCCGGGTGAACGGTGAGCAGGTCCTTGGCACTAGCTCCTTCACCTTCTCCGCTTCCTTCGCGCAGTGGGGCGTCTCCGGTAATGGCAGCGGCGCGGGCTCGACCGTTTACTACTTTGACGACCTTGTGGTCAATGACACAACCGGCTCATACAACAACGCTTGGAAAGGCGACCTTCGCGTCGCGACGCTGTTCCCCGACGCTGACGCGACGCCGAGCGGTTGGGCGCGCTATGGTCGCGACAAGTTCGGCCTGTACGTCCTGGACGTGAACGAGGGCTGCGCATATTACGCCAATCAAGCGGGCTACGACATCGGCACCGGCGACTACACGGTCGAGGGCTTTTTCCGCTTCTACGGCTTCGAGACAAGCGGCGTAGACACAATCTGCGGCCAGTATGACACGCTGAACAATCAACGCTCCTGGCGCTTCATCATCGACCACGATGACGCCGGCGCTCTCAAGCTGCAAATCTCGACGGACGGGCAGTTCGGCACATTCGCGACCATCATACGTTGGACCAACTACGAGTTCGAGCTGGGGCGCTACTACGAGATCGCGATCTCCCGCGTTTCCGGCGTGACCTATCTGTTCATCGACGGGCAGATGCAGGGCGTCGGCGTGGCGGACACGAACGACTACCATAACTCCACCAGTCCGCTCGGGTTGGGCGCGCTATTGAGCGGCACTGGTCCTTCCTCGGCACCCAGCATTAAGCCCAAATTCACCGTCGATGAGTTCCGCTTCACGGTGGGCACCGGGCGCTACGCGGCCAACTACGCGCCGCACACGGCTGCGTGGCCGCGCTCTGCGCCGGGCGACCCCTACTTCGCTGACGTGCAGCTCTTGCTTGGATTCGAGAACAACATCAATGACGAGAGCGCCAACGGCACCGCGGGGCAGCTCAGCTCCAACAATACTCCCATCCGCGCGGACACGACGGACGACCAGCTTGGTAAGTACGGTGTGGTCGACGAGAAAGCGCCGCTCGATACGACCTACATCGCCGCAGATTTCATCTTCGCGACCGGCACGCTGACCCTCGCGTCCAACGCCGGTAACACAGAGACCGTCACCCTGGGCTCCACCACGTACACCTTCCAGACCGTGCTGGTGGACTCTGCGAATAATGTGCTGATCGGCGCTGACGCCGACGAGACGCTGGAGAACCTGGCCGCAGCGATCAATGAAGGCAGCGGCAAGGGCACCGTCTACGGCACCGGCACCGTCCAGAACACGGCCGCCGGCGCAGAGGCCATTGGCGGCAACCAGCTCCGGGCGACTGCCGCGGCGCAGGGTACGGCCGGCAACTCCGTGGCCAGCACAGAGACCCTGGCCGCCGGGGCTTGGGGCGACACGACGCTCGACGGCGGCGCAGACATCCCTGCGGGCCAGGAGTTCGGCTTTTCGCCGCTGCCCATCGACACGACGCAGGTGCGCGCGATCCAGCTCTACCATCGGAGCCGGAAAACCGATTCGGGCGCGTGCAACCTCCAGACCAGTTTCCACGTCGGCGCGGCGTCAACGGACGGCGTTGATCGGCCGGTCACGACGGCGTTTACCTACTACGCCGACGTGTTCGAGGAAGACCCCGACACGACAGCCGGCCTAACTGTCAACTCCATCACGGCTGGCCAATTCCAGATCGACCGCACCGCATAGGGGGCACGCATGGCCGCCATTGGAGCAGAAGCCTCCCAACTGTCCGCGCTGACCGCGACGCTGGGCAACAACCCCGCGCAGATGTCGCAGTTCGCGCTGCTCGTCATGAACGTGGGGCCGGCGTCAGAGGAGCAGAACACCTCCCAGACAACGGCGCTCGTGTCGGTAAACTCGGACCTTGGGCCGCCGGAGACCAGTCAGATCGCTCAGCTCGTCGCGTACTCGACGGACGTGCGCGAGGACAACACGCAGCGCGCCTGGACGTTCGACCTTTACGGGCACACCTTCTACGTCTTGGACTTGGGCATCCTCGGTACTTGGGTTTACGACCTTTCGACGAAGGAATGGGCGAAGTGGCGCACAGAGGGCTACCCCATCTGGAACGCTCAGCTCGGCACCACGAAAGGCGACCAGATCATCGCGGCCGACTTCCAGACCCCACAGATCTACCTCGTGGACCCGACGCTCTCCCTCGATGAGGGCTTCCGGCCCGTGCGCCGCGCCGTGACGGGCATCCTGTCCACGCGCGCCCGCAACTTCACAGCGGTCGATATGTTCTCGGTGAGCGCCAGCGTAGGCGACGCTCAGGACAACTTCGACGGCACCGCAGTAATGACGCTGAGCTTCTCGGACGACCAGGGTCAGACCTACTACACCTTTGGCATCGAGACGCTCTCCACGACCGACACGACGCAAGAGCTGCTATACCAGTCGCTCGGGGCGTTCAACCGCCCTGGCCGCATCTTTAGGATCGAGGATCTTGGCGGCCCTGTTCGCATCTCTGGCGCTGAGGCATGGCTGCGCGATGGCTGAATTCAATAGCTCTCCGCCGTCTATCCTGCGGCACAACACGCAGCTCGTGGACGCCAACGGGATGCCGACGCGGCAGTTCCTCCAGCTCTGGAACCAGCAGCGGCTCTCGAACAGCAGCGCCGCCGGCCTGGCTGCGCTCATCGAAGCTCTGGAGCAGCAGGTGGACGCTCTCAATGGGCGCAGGGTGGACGGCACATCCGGGCGTATTACCGGCGGCGGCAAGTTGGGTGACGGCGACATCGCGCTTGATCTTTTTGCGCTCAGCCCCAACCCTGCGGGCTCCTTCACGAACGCTAACCTCACCGTGGACGCCTTCGGGCGCGTCACGGCGGCAGCCAACGGCTCTGGAGGAGGCGGCGGAGGCGGCTACACTTGGGGCTATGACATCGACGGCGCGTCTGGCTACACCGCCAAGGGCCTCGACACTAACTTCGCCACGCTGAGCCCCTTCACGGCGGTTTCAGGCTCCCTCGGCACCGCAGACCTATTCAGCTTACCTAATCCCGGCATCTACGACTTGACCACGCGCACGAACACGCTGCTAGTGCAGCCGCGCTCCGGAGACATTGTAGAGTTTAGAGCCGACGTTCAACTGGACGACGGAGACACCGTTGTAGTTAAAGCTTACTATCCCGGCAATAAGACGAGGGGAAACAACTTCTTCAACATAGGCGTCTCTCTGAACACTAGCGACAGCGCCAGTGATGCGGGTTCCTATTGCTGGCTTTACCTCGACGGAACGGACACGCCGACTGTAAGGACTTTCGGCACGTCCAGCAGCAGCCCTAATCAAACGCAATTTCCGCCCACTAGCGTTGTATATTTCCGGGTGACGCGAACGGGCAGCGAGTATAATCTGTTCGCCTCTATAAACGGGCAAACGTGGCAACCCATTGATAGCTTTACGAGCTTCAGCCCCGATAATTTCTGGCTGTGGGCGCGTGCGGCCGCCTCTGGTGATCCCGGCGGCCCCATAGGAGCCTTTGAGTGGGTGAAGCACGTCGCCAGCACGGCACTGGACCCGTTCTAGCAACGATGATATAACGGCGCGGTGCAGCAGAAAGGCTCGTTAAAATGTCCATCCTCGGCGGCCTCATCGGCGGCATCGGCGGCTATCTGGGTCAACGGGCCGAAGCAAAAGCCAACCGTCAAGCTCAGGAGCAGTCCCTCGGCTTCATGCGTGAGGGCCGTGAGCAGTTCAACGACGGCGTACTCATGAACACCTACGCGCCAGGCGGCGCGCGGGCGTTCGAGGCGCGCCAAGCTCTCCTCGGCCTAGGCGGCGACCGCGCAGCGGCCGAAGATGGCTTTGAGAATTACCGCAACTCCACGGGCTTCCAGTTCGCGCTGGACACGGGCATGGACGCGATCACCGGCAACCGCGCGGCGCGCGGCGTGCTGGACAGCGGCCGCACCGGCTCTCAGCTCATGGAGTTCGGCAGCAACCTCGGCCGCCGCTCCTTCGACAACTACCTCGGGACGCTCATGCAGGATAGCCAGATGGGCTTCAACGCAGGGCAGACCGAGGCGAACGTCGCCACCGGCCAGGCCAGCAACATGGCGAACATCGCCCAGCGCGGCGGCGCAGCCGTGGGCGCGGCCAACTCCGGCGCGCTCGGGAACCTGGCGGTCGGCCTTGGCTCCGCCGCAGACAGCGGCATGGCCCTCGCTCAGAAACGGGGTTGGTTCTAATGGTTCAGATCGCCAACGCGACACTCGCCAACATCCGCGCGAACCGCCAAGATCGGCGCGCCCAGGAGATGCAGGAGCGCGACATCTTCGAGCGTCAGCGCCGCGACCGGGGCATCGCGGCCAACGCCGAGCAGTACGGCGAGCAGGCTTACGCCCCGACCGTGACGGGCCAGATGCAAGGCATCGAGCAGCGCGGCGTCGCCTTCGACAATGCTCAGGAGGATCGCACGCGCGACATGCGCTCCCAGGCCATGCGTAACGCGCTGGCCCTGTCCGCGCGCATGGGCCAGAACGGCGTGCCCCCGGCGCAGCAGGCCGAGCGCGCCGGCAGCTACCTGTCCGACCTTGGCTACGACGAGCAGACCGTTGGGCGCGCCACGCAGGCTATCAGCACTGGCGAGATGGCTGCCGACGAGGCGCTCTCTGCGCTGTTCCAAGAGGAGCAGGCGCAGCCGCAGTACTCGAATCCTATGGAAGTTGATGTCGGCGGCCAGCGTGCATATGTGCGCGAGGTCGTGCAGCCGGACGGTTCGCGCGGCTTCGTCGATATGCAGGGCAACCCGGTCGATAACTTCGCCCCGACCCGTGCGCAACCGCGCGCCAGCGGCTCCAGCCCCGAAACGTGGATGCCGCTCGACCCCAATAGCGAACGCGCCCAGGCGCTCGGCGTCACACGGCCCGGCTACCAAGTGAGCAGCCGAGGCAACGTGCGCGAGGTCATCGCGGACGGCGACGACGACGACGGTCAGGCTGCGGCGGGTAAAGAGCGCCTCGACACCACCGTGCGCGAGGCCGCGAATCTGTACGCCCGGCTCGACGCACAAGGCGGCGTGCCCTCTGAGCGGCGCGGCGCTGGGTCTAACGCGATGAACGCACTCGCTCGCGGTATACCGGGAGCTGACACGGTGCTCGGCGCGCTCGGCGACGAGAACGCTAACATCGCCCTGCGCGTCGGCGCGCTCCAGGCCGATCTGCTAAACGGTATCCGCCAAGCGACAGGCATGTCCGCGCGCGCCATGGACTCGGATCGCGAGCTGCAATTCTATCTCCAGACCGCCACCCAGCCGCAGCGCGACATCATGGCCAACTACGGCGCTCTGTACGCCATTGACCGGCGCTACGGTCTCGGCGGCGCGGTCGAGAGCGTGATCCCGCCAGAGGACTTCGAAGAGGTCCAGCGCCGCGCCGCGACGCTCGTGGAAGAAGCTCCCCAGGGAGCAGGCCGACAAGGCGGCGGCCAGCAGGACGCTCAGCAGCCGCTGGGAACGCCCATCGAGCGCGCTGAGGCCCTGGGTTACACGATGACGCAGGTGCGCCAAGCCGCTCAGGAAGAGGGTTTGACGATGGACGAGGTGATCGCGGAGCTTGAAGAGCTCCAAGGGGGCTAAATGGCGCGTCAACCGAACATCCTGGCACAGGCCCGCGCAGCGCGCGAGGAGCCAGAAGCAGAAAGCACGAACATCCTGGCCCAGGCCCGGCAGGCTCAACCTCCTGCCGGGCCTGTGCCAGGTGCGGCGCAGCCCACCGCGGACA